GTCGCCTTGTGGCTAAAAAAACGACCTCCTTTACGGCTATTGTCCTTTTTGCACAGGCTTTGTAAGTTATCCAATGCCCACATATCACCGCCTTTTACACGTGGATATATATGATCTACTGTGTCAGCCACACCACCACATATAGCACAGATCCAACCATCACGATCTAATACTGTAATGCGTAGCTTCTTCCACTTGCCACTACCTAACGCACGTTCGCTCAATGCCATCCCTTACGTTTGAAGTGATCTAATGCTTTACACATCGAACCATATCTATTTATGTTATATGCAATACCCCACTCTACCTGCTTATATCCATTTACTTTACTAAGATACTTAGATCTACCTTGTGGTATGCCATAGTGTGAACCATTCTTAGCCTTTGGATTCCATCTACTCTCTTTATGATATAACTCATCTAAACAGTAGAACTCTGTAAATGAATGATTTAACTGAATGAATGCATATTGTTTGTAATGCATAGGTTTATTAACAACTTGAGATTCAGCTCTTTCAAGGCCAATAATTTGTGCTACAAATAGAGCGGTGCCAACTAGCGTGCACCTTGCGAGCCATCCCCTACGGGGCTCGCCTTTTCGCCTTGAGGGCGAATGCGATCTAGAGCGTATCATATGGTGTCAAATCACCTAACAAAACCGCAGGTCAGACGGCATGTCACAATTCGTAGATCATCACCTTCTTGCCAGGTTTGGTCATAGCCAATCTCATTCATTATCAACCTCAATCTCTACAAAGTATTCACCCTCTGTGTAAATTGTATCCTTACGCACGATAGGTGCTTTGCGTAGATCTTCACCATGTAACATGATTAAATGCGTACGCTCACTGTTTAATACCACAAATATGGCGTTATCTGTAGCAAACTTTAGTTTACGTGCTGGTATGTGCATAGTCTTAAAAGGGAACTTAGCGCCTTTCCAATTATGTTTAACCTCTACCTCACAGCTGTAATAACCACCTAATTGATTCTTAAACAATAGATCTATGCCATATTGGTCAGGGTTTACCCAGGCTGTGCAGCCCTTGCTTTCTAACCATTGGATAACCAATTCTTTAGCATTATCATTGTCAGCATACAGCTCTAAGCTAAAAGGTTTAATCATGGTTTACTACCCCAACCTTTACCCTTAAAGACTAAGCCTGGTGCTGAATACAATCTAGTCATTAAAGTATGACATTTAGGACAATCCATAGTAGGCACATCCTCAGTAAAAGACCTAAAGGTAGAGCCAAAGGTGCCGCACTCATTACAGCTAAACTCATATGTAGGCATTACCTTGCTCCAATCAACTGGCAAGTGTGGCAGACCACGGATTCGAACTTCCAACCACCACACTTATCACATCTGCATATGTCCGAGTCTGGTATATGCAAAGCTTCAACTATATTCTTAATTCCCACGCAACCGCAGCTAGTGCATTGGTAGAGTCTAAATCCTTCTGGCAGATCCTCAGAGTCAAGCCATAAGAACTCAGTATTACGCTTACATCCGTTGCACTTAAACTGCGTGTAATTAGTCACGATTTATCAACTCATGACATCTAAAGCATGTGCCATCCTTGAATACTCGATCATCATCACAGACTTCACATTTAATAACAGATTGCTCTAAATGCACTCCATTATCATCCATGACAACGTGAACACCACGACCATTAATAAACGCTATGTAGCCCATAGTCACTCCTTATCCTTTGGAAAGTACCAAGCGCCTGTACTGGTTTGTTTAGCCCAGATAGCATGTTCTTTAATGTTATCTAAACAGATATAACCATAGAAAGGCTTTTTAGTTGTCTTGCTTAAACCCTTCTTTAATGCCATACCTTTAGCACAGCCACACTCAGGCGGTGTATTAGGTGCTTCTGGCACAGCTGTAGTCCAATCACTATCGCCCCACTGAACTGGATCTTCTAGCTTGTTTTCAACACTAAATGATTCTGATTTAGCGTTTACTGATGCCATTTCTTCTCGGCTTGGTCGCTTACCTTTAGCTGAGAAACCTGCGTTTGCAAGCGCTCTACCAATCGCACTTGTTTCCGCATTAGGTAAAGCGAAATTTGCGTTAACGCCTCTATCACTAATATTCTCCAACGCAAGCCCCGTAGCACACGCTTTGAGATCTGCTTCTGTTTTGTAGATTCTGGCAATAACGATAAATCTGTTTGCACCAGCTTCAAGTAATTCTGTTTCGATTCTTCCATCTTCATACCTTTCCCAAAATGCATGTAATCTGCTATCAACAGTTTCGTAATTGCTTAGGTCAAACGCCATTATTCTCTCCAATCAAAGTCAGAGTCTTGTTCTGCTTCGAGCACTGTCCTATAGATAGCACCATAGGCGATAAAGTCTTTAACTGAGTCGTAGTGATCTGGAGTTTCAGTAAGCCTAGAAACCTTGACCAACGCCATACATAAAGCAACTTGGTGTGGTGTGATTGGATGATCGAGATACGCACTCCACAATCCTGCGATTCTTTGGTGGTTGTAGTATGGGTGTCCATAGACACTTCCACGCTGTTGGATCGTAGTAATGACTTCATTGAATAGATCCTCAGTTTTTGTCATAATCAAATACTGCCTTTGATCTTAGTTTCTCGATCTTTTGATTATGCTCAATAGATGCTTTCCATCCAGCTGATCTACCGACCCAGTAGCCACGATCAAACGCTCTACTTTGTATCTTCCAATAAGCCAGTACCAACACTGCTAGACCTAGCATGATCCAAAAAAATATTAGACCATCCTGTCTAGCTTCTAGCCATATGTTATTCATTTGTAGCCCTACCTTCTATGCACACGCTTTGTGGCATGTCAATAGTGTGACACTTGTGTATGACTTTGTGGATGATTTAGGGCTTAATTTTGATAACGATTTGATAACGTTATTTGTAGAGTTTGCCCTCGAATATGAAGCTGCCATCTGCATTTATAGGTATGGTTATAACCTGAACCTTACGCTCATGCACGTATGCCACAGCGAAGCCTTGTTGCCAGTTAGCATAGCCCCGTGTATACGCCATGCCTGAACTACTTAAATCTACTAAATTGCCAACCTCAACGCCCCACACAGTACGCCCTAATTGGCCTCTAGAAGCCTCTGTAAAGGCCGATACCCCTAGTCTATGGGTGTGACCACAGACGACACTTTTACCTAGCCTTCTAGCCCCGTTTAAGGCCGTTTGTCCAGGCACTTGGCTAAGAGGGAAAGCATCTCCATGAACTGCTGTCCAGCCTGGCGCCCAGTCAAGCCCGAAAGGACTGAACTTGATTCCGAGCTTGTCATATCCCATAAAACGCTCATACTGCATTTCTGGTAAGTTGAGAAAAGATGGTAGTCGTTTTTTAATTGATCGGTAAAGTCTGATTCCATGGTTACTTCCTAGTACATCTGTTACGCCTAAGTAACTTAATACTTCTTGTGTTTGTTTTCTATCGTCGTTTATATTGCCGACCATCTCGTCAATGGTGCCAGCATTAAAACCACCTAGCAGTGGTAAATCAATCTCATCACCAATGCATATAGTCCTATGCGGATTCCACTTGGCTAAAAAGCGGCCTACTGATTTGACAGATTTTTCATTAAAAAAAGGTACTTGCAGATCTGATACAAACGCTATGCGCTTAATCGTCTTCCTCATAATCATCTAGGGGATCTTTTATTGGATCTGTAGTATCGACTATCCAATCTGGATAACTTGTACGATCCATAGCAAAGGCCAAAGCCGTAGATTCATCCATGCCATTCTTACGGCAAGCCTTATATACCTCATTGGCTGCAATAGCCCAGTAATCTAACTTAGTTAAGACAGGCTCTTTAGTAGTCCTGCGCTTACGCACCATCTTCTTTGGTTTGCGTTTAGTAGCCATATTGAAATTATGACTTACTTATGATAGAGAACAGATCATCGACACGCTGTTCTAATCTAGTTAATTGATCCTTCATGCTAGAGCCACCATTAGGTCGTAACTCATTAAGCCAACCTTTAACTAAAAAACGTAGTCCTATTAGCACGCCTGATAGCACGGCCATAACGCCAGCGCCAAAGCCAGCCCATTCTGCTGGACTCATTTTTCATTAGCACCGACACCATAAGCTGTATCGGATTTATCTAAAGCCCTAGCTGCTGGACCAGCAAGTGCTGCAACTACTACAGACAGTGCTGGATCTAAACCTAATTCATTACTTGCTAAAAATGTTAAGAAAGATACTAATACCCCACGTGCATAGGATTTTAGTATTGCTTTTTGCTTTTTAGTTATTTTCATATCTTGCCCCCTAGTA